CGCCCGTCAGATGGCCGTTCGTCGCGGTCGGGAAGGCGATGATCTGCACGCCGTTGACCTGGGTCTGGGCGAGCTCCAGCCCGCAATCGACGCACCAGCAATCCTCGACGTTCGTCCACAGACGATCGTCCATGCGCTCGATCATGTAGGGAATGCCCTGCGACAGCAGGCGCGAGGTGGCGAGATAGAGCGCGTCGACCGGAGGCTCGATCACGGAGGCGACCGAATGGAAGTGGCCGGCGAAGGTGTCGTGATGTGCCCACCCCATGACCTGCTCGGCTTTGAGCCACGTCAGCGAGAGCAAGATCCCGTCTTCGCGCACGGCCCACAGAAGCTTGTTCGGCTGCTCGCACCAGGCGTGCTCAAGGATGGTGAAGTTGGTGAAGAGGTGGCTTGAGTTCTGCGTGATGTCGAGCGGCTCCGACAGCGCGTAGAGCGTGTAGGGCAGGTCGTAGTAGTAGGAGCCCTTCGAGTTCACGTAGAGCACGTCATAGTTGATGCGGATCGGCGGCACCGTCGACGAGCAGCCCGAGAAGGCTTGCGGGTTCGCGGTCTGCGTGGCGGGCGAGATCGCCTGGACGTTCGTCGCAAACGAGCCGGCACCAGCGAGCAGCCACGCCGAGAGGCCCGTCATCACGAGCAGGCCCGACGGGATCTGCACCGTGAACTGGATGCCGTTCACCTGCACCGCCCACGGCGAGCCGACGATCGCGTCGGTGTCGACCGTCGGAATGCGCGAGTCGAACGAGTTGTAGGAGCCCGGCTGCGACATCCAGTAGGTGTCGGGATTGTTGAGCGAGTTCGCGAACAGCGCCCGCTCTTGGAAGAAACCGCAGACGGAGGGGTAGGTGCCCGAGTTCGGCCCGATCACCAGGGTCGCCGTCGCACCTGCGCCGCCCTGCCCCTGGATGGTGACGGTGTCGCCCGGCAGATAGCCCTGGCCGCCGTCGAGCACCACGCAATTGACGACGGCGCCGCTACTGACGCCGTTCACCGCGGGCGCGATCCCGAAGGAGAGGCTGGCGCCAGATCCGGTCGCGGAGTTGATCGTGTAGAACTGGCCGATGCCTATGTAGCCCGCGCCCTGATTGGTGATGATCACGCCCGTGATCTGGCCGCGCGCGAAGGGGTTGACGTGGCGCGGCGGCACCTGCGCGAAATCGGGCACGATGTTGCCGTCGACGAAGCTCGTCCCGTAGGCGAAGCCCGCAAAGCCCGCTGGCGCGTTATCCGGCACGAGACCGTTCAGCGAGGGCGTGCACTTGTAGACGTTATAGCGCTCGACGCCTGCGACGGGCGACCATGTGATGAGGTTCGAGCCCGCAGTCGATGCGATGTCGACGCCGATCTGCACCGATGCGCGCGGCCCCTGCACGCTCTCGGTGCCGTCGTTCACGTTGAACGAGGTGACGTAATAGGCATACCACGCAGCCCCGATGCCGCTCGAGACAGCCGACGTGTTCGTGGGCGGCGTCACGGTCGGCGCAGGCGCGACCGGCAAGAACTGCCAGTTGGCGTTGGCGAGCCGCTCGAGCCTTTGCGGCGGATACTCGGTGAGCGTCAGTTGGTTGACGCAGCAGATGGTCATGGTGTCGGTCGATTCCGTCACCTTCAGCCATCTGAGGTCGCCATCGGGGTAGATCGTCGGCAGGGTGTAGATGCGCGCCGCGGTGCCGGCGCCGCCATATGGCCCCATCGGGATCGTCGAGATCGCGTTGCCGTAGACGTCGGTGAGCGTGAAGGAGACGCCGGCGACGACGTTCGCGACGATGAAGGTGAGATTGTTCAGTTGCGTCGTGCCGCCGATGCCCGACAGGAAGACCCAATCGCCATTCGCGAAGTTGTGGCCTGGCGCGGTGATGACGCCTGGGTTCGCGGACGTGATGGCGATGATGCCGAAGGGGTTCTCGGTGACGAAGGCGCCATTCTGGATGACGCGCATGTAGAGGTGGCCGAATTCGAGGCAAAGCCCCTGGTTCAGGTTGAACTGGAAGGTGATCAATCGGGGCGGCAGGACGCGTCCCAACTGCGTCTGCTTGGAGAAGCCGACGAAGGCCGTGCCTGCGCGCGAATAGGCACCCCTCCGATAGGAGGGGAACATATTGCGCATGGTGGCTGCGGCCGTGTGGAAGCGCGCAAGATCGATCGCCCCGTAGAGCGACGGGCTTAGCTCGCCGAGGACGAAGGCAAATTCACCGACCGCGGTCGACAAGAGCGAGCCTCCTCATCAGAAGACGCTCCCGTCCGAGAAGGAGCAGCTATCCCAACCGCTGAAGTTCCCCCAGTCGTCGCCGCCGAGGCCGCCGCCCTGGCCGCCCCATCCCCAGAAGCCGAAGCCGCCCGAGCGCCGCCGCTGTATCCAGTCGACGGGGATGTCGTTCGTGGCCCAGGCCTCATTGCCGTCGGCGATGCGCGCTTGCGTTAACTTGTCCTTCACCGCCGCGATCAGTTGCGGCCGGTAGGAGAGCGCGAACTTCTTGTCCTTCGACAAGGGAACGATGATCTCGGAGGCGAGGTAGCTCACGAAGGCCCCCCGGAAGAGCGCGTCCCACACGCTCGGATAGAGGACGAGCGAGGTGTAGACGGCTTGCGCGTTCTGCACGTTCGTCAGGATCACGATGCGCCCTTGCGGCGACACCCCCTGCACCTCCCAATTGATCGTGCCTGCGGGCGGCGGGTAGTTGTAGTCGAGGGTTTCGAGCCACTTCGCCGGCCGGATGCGCTGGCCGACCTGTGCCAGCCCCGTCGTGCCCGTCGTCTGCGGCACGTTCGGGATCTGGATGTTGCCGGCCGGAACCCCCGCGCCCGACACCGAGGGCGGGAAGTTCCATGGCACGAACCGCATCTTCATGCAGTCCACGGGATATTCGTATTCGTAGATGAACTGCGAGACGGGCACCTGCGTGCCGACGTTCGGCGTGTTGCCCGAGGCGTCGGCGAGGAGGGTGAGCGGAGCCGACTTCCTGGCGAAGTTCCAGTGCGCGCCGCGCAAGAGCTGCATCAAGCACTGGCGATAGGCGCGCAGCGACACCTGCGCCGCGCGCGATCCTTCCTCGATGTCGCCCATGGTGAAGTCGACGCCCGCCGCATCGAGCGCCTGATTTGCGACGTCGGTCGGGAGGTTTGCCATTTCAGCCCTGCTCCATCCCGGCTTCCTCGGCCGAGACTTTCTCGTCGGCGCCTTCCATCTGCGCCGTCTGGAGGCTGGTGAGGGCTGGCGCGAGACGCCGGCCGAGCGCCGCAGCCAGGAGCTCGATGAAGTCGACCGACATCGTCGTCGGGTCCGTGACCTGCCCGGCATAGACGAGGAGCGCGTTCGGCACGTTGCACAAGATCACGCGCTGCGCCGGGTTGAAGGCCGTGTCGTTGTCGACCGAATACACGTTCGGCTGCGGGTCGAAGTTCGGCAGCACGAGCGGCGTGCCCTTGACCGCGCGGTCCTTCAGGCAGTCGGCCGGGTAGGCATATTCGAAGAACCACGGGATCGGCGGGTAGGCGCTCGACCACACGACGGGCGGCACGTAGCCGTTGGCCGGCGCCTGCTTCAGGAGCGTCATCGCGATGTTGCGCTCGGCGAAATCCCAATCGCCGTCGCGGATCAGGGCGTCGCGCGTCTGGCCGTAGATGCGCAAGGCGACGCGCGAGGCCTCGGAGCCGTCGTAGAGGTTGCCGATCGACTTCTTGTAGCCGATGCGCACCAGCGACAGGTTAACGATATCGGCGACTGATTGAACGACCGCGCTCATCCTTTACGCGCCTCCCCGATCGACTCGAAGGCCGCCCCGCTCTCGAGCGCGGCTGCGGCGAAGTCGGGCTTGCCGGCGATCGCCATCGCCATCTCGGAGGCGAGGAGCCGCACCACGGCTTCCGTGAAGATCGAATCCCAGACGGCCTCGGGCGGGTTCGCGTTGAAGATCGCGAGCGCGTTCGCTTGGTTCGTCTGCACCACCTTCGTCGGGTTGCCGCCGACGGTGTTGTAGGCGACGTTCCAGTTGACGGGCATGGGGTTATTGGCGTCGGCAAGCGCCGACGGCGCCACCTGCCAGATCTCCACGCATTGGGCCGGGTAGAGATATTCGAAGGCCCACGGGAAGGGCGCCGGGTTTCCGGAGAGGACGAGCGCGAGCGTCTGGCGCGTGAAATCCCACTCGAATTGCCGCGCGACGGTCGCGACGGCGCCGGCATAGAGTTGCGCCGCGGCGACGCCCGCAGTCGAACTATCGAAGTTCGGCGCGACGCCTGTCACGGGCTGCTGGTTGTCGCCCATGATGAAGATCGCGCGGTTGACCACCTGGGTCGAGGTCAGCGCCATTTAAGCGCCTCCTACTGCGTGATGTTCGACCATGTCGTCCCCCAATAGCTCGCCATGTTCTGGCCGAGCGCGTTCGTCGTCGACACCGAGAGTTCGGTGTTGAAGCCGCGATACTCGCAAGACCAGCCGTCGAAGGCGCCAGCGAGCGTCGCCACCCCGTTCCAGGCCGCCGACATCTGCTGCGTCGAGGAGATG